GGATTTAGGCCGTCAAACGTCGAATGCTGCGGCTGGAGGACTATTGGCGCAGGGCATGAACAGTGCGGCGCAAACGATGCAGCCGGCGAATGCGTACAGTCCGTGGGGTGCGATGCTGAGTGGGGCGGGGAATGCCGTAGCGAATTACACGAATCCTGCTGTCAATCAGCAGTACAAGTTTGATCCATTCACCGGGAGGCCGCTGTAATGGCTGACAATATCGTAGAAAGTCTATTCGGGCCGCAACCGTGGCAGATACAGCAGCAGCAGAATGCGAATCTTGGTGTAGCGGCTGACAAATACGCTTCGCAAGACCCGTTTCAGCGTGCGGCTGGACAGATGTTTCGTGGAGGCGGCATGTTGGGCGGAGTTGCTGCCGAGGGCATGGGCTATGTTAATCCCGCTGCCGAACAAGCAAAGTTGCGTGAGAGCGTAATGTCGACGGGCGGCGACCTGACGACTTCGGCTGGACTGAAAGCGAAGGCGGCACAATTCGCACAAGCTGGCGATCAGCAGACGGCGATGAAGTTGATTATGTTGGCAAAGCAACAGGAGGCAAAGGAGCAAGAGATGCTTATGGCTTCTCGCAAACAAGCTCTTGGCGAGAGAAAGCAGGAGTTCCAAGAGACTGAGGCGTTTGATCTGAAGAAAACAGAGGCAATGGAACGCTTGAGATTGCGCGAAAAAGAGATAGAAAGCCAAGCAGCCATTGCAAAACAACGTGGCGAAGATTTGAGCCAGTACCGTAATGCAATGATTGAGAACCGACAGGCAATGCTTGCGCTTGCTCAATCAAAACAACAGGGCGCTAGTGGGCTTGGTAAGCCGCCTGCCGGATACCGTTACACCGCTGATGGTAATTTGGAGCCAATTCCAGGTGGGCCGAAAGACATGACGGCCAAAAACAAGGCTATCTCAGATACAACTGAGATGAAATCGAAGCTCGTAATTCAGAAGGTTGACGAGGCGCTGAAAGAGACTGGATTCTTCTCTACCGGACTGACTGGTGAAGTTCTTGGGATGATTCCTGGAACTAAAGCTTACGATCTGGATGCGACTTTGGATACCATCAAGGCAAATCTCGGATTCAATGAATTGCAAGCGATGCGGCAGGCTTCGCCTACTGGCGGCGCGTTGGGGCAGGTTGCTGTGAGAGAACTTGAGATGCTTCAGGCAACAATTGCATCGCTGAAGAAAGGTCAGAGCCAAGCAAAACTCCGCAATGGCCTAAATCAAGTGAAAATGCACTACGGCAACTGGAAGAAGGCCGTCGACCAGTCTGCTGCTCAAGAAGGTGGTGCGCCTATTAGTGGCGGGAAGCCTACTGGTTCTGCTGTTGATGCCGCTTTGGAGAAGTACAAATAATGGCTGATCTTGCTCAAGTCGAAGCGGCCTTCCTGAAGGCTGATGCTGCCGGAGACACGGAAGCAGCCGGTGTGCTTGCTGAGGAAGTTCGCCGGCTACGCTCTGAAGTCGCCGTACCGTCAAAGCCGACTTTATCGCCCGAACAGATCGCAGAGCAAAAGCAACGTGCAACAAAGTCAATGATCCGCGCTGAACGTGGCACTGCAAGGAACATCGTTGGCGACATAGTTGCTGGTGCTGGTGCACTTGGCGGAAAGATTCTCGACATCCCGGCGAAGATGCTTGATGCTCCGTGGTTGCGTAGCGAGGCTAGCTTGGCCCAAGACGTAGCGGATAAGAGTAGCGGCGCTTATCTTGCTGGAGGATTACTTGACCCAATTGCACAAGCAGCAGGCTCAGGAGCATTTGCTGCCGCATCACGCGCACCGGCAATCCCGAAAGTCGCTGAAGCAACGTCAACGTACCTGAAGAATATTGCAGCCGGTGGCGCGACGGGGGCCGGTTTGTCTGCGGCCCAGGGTGGCGATGCAGCGGAAGGTGGATTGTTCGGCGCAGGTATTACTGCTGCTCTCGGAAGCCCTGCGCTGGCAAAAGTTGTATCGAATATGTCTGGTGCAGCAAGGAACGTTGGAAATTCGCTTTGGGCAACGCTATCCAAAGGAGGCCGCGCTTCCATCGGGCAAAAAATGGTTCTCGATCAACTTCAGCCAGCAGAAAAAGACGCTGTGCTGAAGATACTCAGTACCAAGGGGGTTGATGTTTCTGAGCTAGGACAACCACTGACTACTGCACAAACTCTTGGTCAGGCCCGCATTGGGCAGCAAGTAAAGGCTCCCGCAGGGGCGCGAGTTGCCGCACTTGAGAGTGAAATTTCCAAGATGCCTGGTGGAGAAAATCTGAATGCGATTGCTGCTGCACAGCAAGGGGCTTCCCGTGAAATGATGGGAACGCTATCTGGAGGAAGGAATGCTCCGATTGATCCGCTGATTGGTATGTCTGCTGATGATATAGCACTAGCGAAAGTTAAAGCAGCAAGAACAGCTACAGCACAGAAACTATACCCGCAAGGCGAAGTTTCTGGCGACCGTGCGCTTAACGAAATCATGGATCGTCCCGCTGTCACTCGCGCTCTTGGAATCGAAGAACGAAGCGCAGGGAATGTTCCAAGGGCCACGCAGATTGGCAAGGATGCTCCTGCAAAGACGGTGTATCAAGGTGTTTTCACTGATTGGCAGCAGACCCCGTACAAAGAGGACATGCCTGAACAGTTCGCTAAATACTCCATCAAGTCATTGCAGAATCAGTACCGATTGATGGAAAAGGAAGTCAACCGCCTGATGAAGTCTCCGGCATCTACGGACGAGACTCTAGGTTACGAACTACGAGAAGCGAAGAATGCGCTAGGCGCATGGCTGTCAGAGAAATCGCCTGAATGGGCGCAGGCAAACCGTATCTTTGCATTCCAGTCTGTTCCGGCGAATCAGATGAAAGTTGGAACCGCGCTGTCGCAGAAGATGGAGCAATCGCCAGAAGCCTTCTTGAAGGCGACTGAGGCTATTCCTGCTCAAGAGAGGTTGATCCGTCAGGCAACTGGAAGGCCGAACCAGCAATTGTCTGATATGTTTAATCTTGGACAGATGAGCAAGATTTCTGGGCTTCGTAATGCTTCACAGATTACTGGAGAAGTTCAGGAATTGCAGAAGTTGGCAAAAGCTAATCTCGGAGATGAACGGGCATTCCAACTGCCAAACTTGCTTAATGTTTGGGTTGCTGTGGCTAACAAACTTGCGCGAGAAACCGCAAAATCAACGGTTGATGATGTGACAAGAGAAGCCGCTAAAGTATTGGCTGACCCGGCTTTGTTGAGAGAATTGCTTTCAAAAGATGCGGCAAGACGTGCTGCTATTGCAAGGCCAATGTCTACAGCTAGGATGGCCCCGATTGTTGGTGGAGCAAGTAACATTCAAGGAATGATGTCAGGAGCAAACCAATAATGGCAACGTATTTGGAATGTGTTAACGAAGTCCTCTCCCGCCTACGCGAATCCAGCGTAGCCAGCGTTACGACCAGTGCCTACTCAACGCTGATTGGCCGATACATCAACGATTCCCGCAGACAAGTGGAGGACGCATGGAATTGGGACTGCCTCTCCACAACCATCACCATTCCAACGGTAGCCGGAACTAGCACCTACACAGTTACCGGATCAGGCATTCGGCAGCGGGATATAACGGTCAATGACACGACCAACAAACTCACGCTTCGCAATGTCCCGATTCAGTGGATTCTCGATCAGCAGCAGTTGAGCGCGGTGTCATCGAGCGTACCATGCTATTACGCATGGAATGGGACGGACGGGACGGACAGCAAAGTGGAATTGTTCCCTACCCCGATGGCGGTCTATTCGCTCAAGTTCAACATGATTGTCCCGCAGACGACTCTAACGGCAGACGCCGACATAATCACAGTACCCTCTGAGCCGGTCATAGCAGGCGCATACGCCCGCGCAATCGTTGAGAGGGGCGAAGATGGCGGGCTAACCTCTGGAGAGGCTTACGGGCTGTTTAAGTCAGTCCTGAGCGACTATATCTCGCTTGAGAAAGAACGATTTACTGAATTCGACTGTTTTGAGGCTACCTAAGTGGCTGACAATATCACGCCATTCTCGATTTCAGCGCCAGGCTTCAACGGTCTGAATCTGTCGGATTCGCCTGTTGATCTTCCGGCGAGTTTTGCGCTTGAAGCTACAAACTGCGTTATCGACAAGTCGGGCAGGATTGCCTCACGCAAAGGATGGACGCGAGCAAGTACGGCAAATGCCCAACTATCTACAAGCAACATTACTTGCATCGGTGAATTGATAGAGAACGATGGAACGGCGACAACGCTGTGTGCGGGTGGCGGATATTTGTTCAAACTAAGCGGGACAACACTAACGACCCTGACCTATGGCGGTGGTGGCGTAGCTCCGACGATCAATGCAAACAACTGGAAATTCTGCCAACTGAACGGTGTAGCGATGTTCTGGCAGCGTAGTTATGATCCGCTGATCTACGATCCTGCTGTATCTGCAACGACATTCAGAAGGCTCAACGAGAAATCTGGAACCGCTGGAACCGTGTATCAGTGCAACGAGGCGATTGCGGCCTATGGCCGTGTTTGGGCGGCAGATACCGCTACGGACAAGCAAACCGTTGTATTCAGTGATTTGCTGGCCCCGCATATCTGGACTGGCGGAACATCGGGGTCGCTGAATGTCGGGCAAGTGTGGCCGTCTGGTGGAGATGAAATCGTCGCATTGGCAGCGCACAACAATTTCCTGTTCATTATGGGGCGGTTCCAAATCCTGATTTACTCCGGTGCGGATACTCCTTCAACGATGAAGTTGCAGGATTCGATTGTTGGTATTGGATGTATTGCCAGGGATTCCGTACAGAACGCAGGCGATGATGTTGTGTTCCTGTCTGATAGTGGTATTCGCTCGTTATTGAGGACAATTCAAGAGAAGTCTGCCCCTATTCGCAAGTTGAGTCAGAACGTGCAGGTCGACATGATGGGTGCGGTTGATCTTGAGAATACCGACAACATCAAGGCTGTATACAGTGCGTCAAATAACTTCTATCTGATAACGCTTCCGGCTACCGCTGTTACCTATTGCTTCGATATGCGCTCAGTTCTTGAGAATGGAGCAGCTAGAACTTCAACATGGTCGCTGGTCGCAAAGTCGTTCTATGAAACAAAGGATCGCGTTTTATACATGGGAAATGCAGGGTATCTTGGCGATCATACTGGATACTACGATGATGCTGCCGTGTATCGCATGGCGTATTACACGACTTGGATTGACTTCGGCAATCCGATACAGACTTCTATTCTGAAAAAAGTGCTTGTAACCCTGATTGGACTGTCAAGCCAGACAGTCGTGTTTAAGTGGGGATATGACTACAATTCCGCTCAGTTCTCGCAGACATCAACACTTGCAGGCGTGTCGAATCCTTCTGAGTACGGTACGGCTGAATATGGAATATCAGAATATTCTGGAAACGTCGCAATCAATGTAATGTCAGTTCAGGGTAGTAGTTCTGGCCGCGTGTTGCAGTTTGGACTAGAGGCGCAAGTAGGCGGGTATCAGATCGCTATTCAGCGGATTGACCTATTCACGAAGGATGGAAGACTATGAGTGACTACATCAAAATAACAGACTATGCAGCAAAGGATGCGCTGCTAACAGGCAACCCATCAAAACTCGTCAAAGGAACTGAGATTGGTGCAGATTTAGATGCCGTCGCTGTTGCAGTAGCTACCAAATTCGATTCAACCGATCTTGGCGTAACCGTTCAAGCCTACGACGCCGATCTGACAACCTGGGCCGGCGTGACGCCTGGAACCGGAATCGCTACGGCGCTCGCTGTGAATGTCGGGACGGCTGGATCGCCGGTAATCAATGGAGGCGTACTTGGAACTCCATCGTCCGGTACTGTGACGAATCTTACCGGAACGGCTTCGATAAACATCAATGGGACTGTTGGAGCCACAACTCCTACTACGGCAGAATTCACTACGGCAACAGTGAATACTTCCATCGAACTCGGTCACGCCTCAGACACGACACTGACGCGAGTGAGTGCAGGTTTAATGGCGGTGGAAGGTGCAACTGTTGCAACACTCAGCACGGACCAAACATGGACAGGCGCGCAGCGCGGTACTGTAACTGCTGACAACGACCTGTCTTTCGATCTATCCGTAACTAATAATTTCTCCTGTACGCCCTCTGCTGGTGGAACACTCACCTTTACCAACATTGCATCCTCTGCGGGACAATCAGGGTTGATCAAGCTGGTGAATGGTAGTAACTATGCGATAGCTGCTCATGCTAATACCAAGGTTGGTACCTCTACACTCAGTACCATTAGTGCTTCAGGTACGTACCTCCTGACTTACTTATGTGACGGTACTAACGTGTATGTGGTTAGTAGTGGAGCATTAGCATAATGAGCGTCCTACCTGTAGGAATGGGTAGCTCTGGCAGCTACCAAATCACCAACTCCGTCCGTCTTGCTGCGAGTCGGAATTGCTATTTTAGTAGGACTTTTGGGACGGCCACTAACCAAAACATCTTCACATGGTCTGGTTGGGCAAAACTAAGTGGTCAAGATACGACTGATTATGGTGAGTTGTTTGTTTGTCGGTCAGCAAGTTCAGACGCAGGTTTTGGTGTTCTGCAAGTTTATAACGGCAACCTTCGCTTCACTGGTTGGACGACGGTGTGGAGAACTACGACTCAAGAATTGCGCGACCCTTCGGGGTGGTATCACATTATCCTTTCCGTTGACACGACACAAACTACAGCAGCGAACCGAATCAAGATTTACATCAACGGGTCTGAGGTCACAGCGTTTTCTACCAACAACAACCCTACCCAAAGCACTACTGTTGGAATCAACACAAACACCAGCGCGTCTAGACTAGGTTCTGACGATCCAGCGGCATCGGCTAGAAAACTTGACGGCTACCTCTCCGAAGTCTATTTCATCGACGGTCAGCAACTCACACCTTCCAGCTTCGGAGAAACCAACTCCGATGGCGTCTGGGTTCCGAAAGCCTACACCGGAACCTACGGCACCAACGGATTCCATCTCGACTTCAAAGATGCCGCACTCACCGCAGGTAGCAACGCCGGACTTGGTAAGGATGTATCGGGCAACGGGAACTACTGGACGACGAACAACATCAGCGTGACTGCTGGCGTGACGTATGACAGCATGGTAGATACGCCGACGAATAACTATGCGACGTTGAATCCTTTATTGTACAACCGTACTTACGCCGCAACACTTAGTGAAGCAAACCTCACATATGCAAGAGGTGGGGCGGGGCAGACTTTGTACGGAAGTACGGTGTCCGTATCTTCTGGCAAATGGTACTTTGAATGCTATGTCAATAATAGTACCTCGTTCAGAGTTGGCTTTTGTCAAACCGACGATTATGCTAATTGGGGGAGCGTAGAAAAGAATGTTGGCACAGGAGCGAAAGGCTACGGATATTCTTCATCTGGGAATAAGACAAATAATGGGTCGGATGTAGCCTATGGCGATACATACGCCGCCACTAATCTTATTTCATGTGCGCTAGACATCGACAACGGGAAAATATGGTGGGCGAAGAATGGGACATGGCAAGCCTCTGGCGACCCTGCTGCCGGAACCAATGCGGCTTACACCTCAATATCTGGACTATTAACTCCCGCTATTTCTGCCGAATCCAACGGGGGTGGTTCTCTCAACTTCGGCCAGCGCCCCTTCACCTACACGCCCCCCACCGGATTCAAAGCACTCTGCACCGCGAATCTCCCGCAGGTTGCGATAGCGAAGCCAGCATCCTACTTCAACGCCAAGACTCGCACTGGAACTGGGGCTGCCTTCAACGTAACAGGGCAAGCATTTCAGCCTGATCTGGTATGGACGAAGGGCCGCAGCGGTGCGACAGATCATGCTTTGTACGACATTGTTCGTGGGGTGCAGAAGCAACTGGAATCGAATAACCAAGATGCTGAGACTACAGAAACCCAAGGGCTGACTGCATTCAATAGTGATGGGTTCTCTGGTGGTACGTTGGCTCAGATCAATACCAATGCTGCTACTTACATTGACTGGATGTGGAATGCTGGTGGTACAGGAGTAAGCAATACAGCAGGAAGCATCACGAGTACGGTGAGTGCGAATACGATTGCTGGATTCTCGATTGTTACTTATACGGGAACTGGCGCTAATGCCACGGTGGGACATGGGTTGGGTGTAGCTCCGAAGATGGTGATTGTTAAGCAACGCGGGGCAGGAACTAATGCGTGGTACGTCTACACCTCAACAACAGGCCCAACCAATTATCTGCTCCTTAATGACACTGTTGCTTCGTCTGCTTCTGCTACTGCTGCGTGGAATGGAACAGCACCTACTTCCACTGTGTTTTCACTCGGTAATGGTGCTGGCCCGAATAGTGCAACGACATACGTCGCCTACTGCTTCGCAGAAATCGCAGGATACAGCAAGTTCGGTAGTTACACCGGCAACGGCTCGACGGATGGCCCGTTTGTTTATTGCGGGTTCAGGCCGAAGTATGTGTTGATTAAGGACAGCACTTCTGCTGCAAACTGGATTCTGTGGGATGTCGCCAGAGATACGTACAACGTGGTCGGTACGAACCTGTACCCAAATTCAAGCGCAGCAGACACCGCTTCTGGCGGCGCGTTAGACTTTACGGCCAATGGGTTCAAGATGAGAACAGCCGGCGCTGGCTACAACACGAACAGCAACATACACATCTTCGCCGCTTTCGCAGAGTACCCATTCGGCGGCAGCAATGTCGCACCATCACCAGCGAGGTAATAAGAAATGTTCATAGATCAAGAAACACTCAAGCGCGTGAATATTGACGCGCCATATAAAGGCCGCAGCAAACTCGACACTCCTGAGATTCGTGCAGCGTGCGGTGTCATTGAGATTGCCGACCCCGTTCGCGGGGATGACAATCTTTTCTACAACCAAGAGATTGATGACGCACCGTATCTGATCGTCACGCCGAAACCAGCGGAGATGATAGAAGCTGCTCGCGTTGCGAAACTTGATCAGCAAATTCTCGCTCTTGAAAAACAAGCCATTGAGCAGGGGCTAATTCGAACGATCATTGATGATCTTCTGATCCGGTCGCTGCAAATTGCCGCTGCTGCTAATCCACCTGTGACCGAAGCTGAATTGATTGATCCAGAGTCGCCAAACTACTCACGCGCATATCATAAGGTTCACACGAACGCTGCTGCTCGTGCAATATTGAGGTCGCAACGATGAAGAAACTCGCCATCATCCTAGTCCTATGGCTGCCATTCAGCATCGCCGCGTTGCTGTCAGTGCCCATCAGCCTAGCCGCAATCATGCTGGAAGAAAATATCTACGGCAAAGATGTTCTTCGCGCAATGGACAAATTGTTGGCGGCCTTGTGCGGATTTAGTGGGTACTTCACTCTGAGCGCGGAATGCGGAGTTGCTACTGAGCAACCTTGGGCTGGACTTCGATGGGTACTGGATAAGATTCAAGCAGGGCATTGCGAAGGCGCAGCAAAGAACGAAGGTCTTACCTGAATATAGGTCAACGCATCTGCCCCACAGAGGGCGGGAAGGAACGAATCATGCCTGAATGGATTATTCAACTAGGAGTGGTTACTATGGTTGGCGGATTAGGATGGTTCTTGCGAAGCAAGGACGAGTTCCAGGCGAAGCAAATTGCCCTGCTATTCGTGAAACATGACGAGGACGCCAAGGCACTTCAGGACTTGCGAATCCAGATCGCCAGTAATCACTACGTCAAGCAGGAGCTTGATTCGCGCTTTGATAAGTTGGAAGCCGCATTCAGTGCTGGATTCAAAACGCTTGGTGAGAAGTTCGATAGACTTGCCGACAGGCTGGCGCAGAATGGGCATGAGAAATGAACCTCGAATTATTCCGCGATGCCGAAGGCCGCTTTAACTTCGGAAAACTGTTTGTCGACGGGAAGTATCTTGGAGAGACACTCGAAGACCCTGAACGGGAGGTAAAGATAGATGGCGACACGGCTATACCTCGCGGGCGGTACAGAGTCACGCTCACCATGTCGAACCGATTCAAGCGGATCATGCCCTACGTCCATGACGTGCCAGGATTTGAGGGCGTCAGAATTCATGGAGGCAACACGGAGGCTGACACTCACGGTTGTCCGCTTTTGGGTGCTGTACGGACTCTCACTGGCATTGCTCAGTGTGCAGGGGTCAATCAGAGATTGATTGATTTAATCGACGCAGCAACAAAGCGAAATGAGGAAGTTTGGCTGGAGATATCGTGACCGAAGATCGTCTCGCAGATCGCCCTCGTACCCTGTGGGGATGGCTTGAGCGCAAGAACTTTGTCAGCGTTCATGCGTTCCTGCTGTACGTCACAACATGGATGACGTGGGAGATAACGATTCAGGCGTGGCGGTATGCTTTCACGACTTCGCTGACTTCCGGCATTGAAGCAGCAGCGGTGATTGGCGCTGTAACAGTTCCGTTTGCTGCATTGCAGGCGGCAGTATTCAAAATCTACTCGGAGTCACGGAAATGACCTTCTTGCTGGCAAACTGGAAACTTGTTCTGATAGGATTGCTGATCGCCAGCACCGCAATGTTTTACAAGCTCTGGCGCGAGGACGTTAGAGCGTTCAACGCCTACAAGATTGAAGTTGCTACACTCG